ATTGAGGGTATTCCAGAAGGGGAGGATGCTGCTTCTGTGGGCATTCAGAAAGAGCTTCTTACTCGAAGTATTCCACGAAAACAACGTAATCAGACGAATGTAACAGTTTAGAGCTTTGGTTGCAATAATTAACAATATGGATGAGCGATGTCCAGTGTGTTTGGGGGATATGGAAGTACCTGTATACGATGAGAGAGAAGAAGGAGATACAGAACCAATTGTTGAAGGTGGATGCACTCGGCTTGGATGTGGGCATGCGCTTCACACTCAATGTATGGTACAATCACTTGTGAGTACAGGAGGAAAGTGTGTATGTTGTAATCTTCGTCATATAGAACTTGGAGAACATACAGATTTGTCATGGGAACAGCGTCTTCAGTTTGAAAATGTTTGCCTTGATAAACTTCGGACAATCAAGCGGTCTTTGCTTGTGAACGAAGGTATCAAAGATTACAAATCATTCAAGAATGAATTAAACAAAAAGCATACCGAATTTAAAAACAGAATTCAAGAGTACAAGAAACAGTTACGCGAAGAAATGGGTATTGAAGACATGATTCGAGTTGCTGCAAAGACAAAACGAGATACTAGACGTAATTTTATGACGGAACTAGGTCGATCGACTGGTCTTGAAAAAGCAGCTATGTTACATATTCGAAATTATAGATTGGATAAATGGCTGTTCAATGAAAGAGGTTGGCAGTCACAGGCTATCCTTACGCGTGGAAGTCGGTATGGTTTTTATTGAAAGTCAGAGTAATGGAGTGGTACATGTATTCAGCGATGATTGGAACGATTATGTTTGCATATGTCCAGCTTTTTGTTCGAAATATGCGAGTATACAAAGAATCAGATTATAGCATGAGTTGGGGACAGTTTATTGATCATAGTATTCAAAACGGGTCGGAAGAATAAGATAATTAAAAAATACTATCAAACAATGGATTCTCCTATCATTATTTCGCTTGATGGCAATATCGGTGCAGGGAAGTCAACCCTTTTAGATGCAATCTCAAAAAAGATTTCATATATCAGTGTAGTACCTGAACCTGTTGGAGATTGGTTGAATATGAAGAACGAAAAAGGCGAATCGTTACTTTCACTCTTTTATGGAGACATGCAACGTTGGTGTTATACATTTCAAAATTGTGCATTACTGACTCGATTAATGGAAACACAGCGTATTATTCGCGAATGGGATGGTATTCGACCAGTCATTCTCACGGAACGATCGATTATGACTGATCGCTATGTATTTGCAGACATGCTTCATCGTCAGGGAAAGATGGACGATCTTGAATGGAATCTGTATCTAAAATGGTTTGATCACTTTGCAAAAGATGCACCTGTCAAAGGTGTAATTCATTTGACAACGAGTGCATCTACTTCAAAAAATAGAATAGGCATTCGTGGACGTAAAGGTGAAGAAGACATCCCCCTTCAATATTTGAAAGATTTGGATGAACAGCATGCGAAGTGGATTCAAGAGTCGCATTTGCCAACACTTGAAATCACTACAGATGAAGGGCATTCAATTGATGAAGCCGTTGAACAGATTGATAAATGGATTGCATCAAACTTTATAGCTTAAATCTTCGTTTGAAATCTTTTAAAGATGCCTTAAAACTAGGCTTGTTCCACAGAATCCATTTGGAGAGTGCACCCGGTGTTGTCGGTTGATTCCAATGTTCTCCCATACCAGAATGTCGCTTTAGGTACCTCTGTTTGCGTGTAGGATCTTTGTGTTTCGTGTAATCAGAATAACCTTTTTGCCCAAATGGAGTCACAATTTCTTGACCATTTGATTTTACAAATACTGCATCCCATTTCTTTTCTGATTTATGAGACTTGCGAATTGTTTTTAGACGAAGCTTCCGCGTCTTCATTATTAAAAGCACATCAACTATATTTTTATAGTTCATGTGCCTCTATCCAGAATCGAACTGGAGACCTTTTGTTTACAAGACAAACGCTCTACCACTGAGCTACAGAGACGGTTGCTCAAAGCAGGAATCGAACCTGCAACCTTTCCCTTACTAAGGGAACGCTCTACCATTGAGCTATTCGAGCACGTGCTCTAAGTGAGTTTCGATCTCACGACTTCGGTCTCGCGTGCATAGAAATAATCTATAAGGACCGCGCTCTACCAACTGAGCTATTAGAGCGTAAAATTTGGTCTCACTAGGAATCGAACCTAGATTACAAGAGTCAGAATCTTGTGTCCTAACCATTAGACTATGAAACCAGAATGTGTAAGGCAGGGTTCGAACCTGCGCGATTTTCATCACAAGAACTTAAGTCTTGCTCCTTGAACCACTCGGACACTTACACTTTGCGATGTTTACGTTTTAGTTTTTTAGTTTTACGACTGCGGCGTTTTCCAGCTCTACTTGTACGTGCTGGTCCACAATCATCCAGTGATTGAACTTGCCCTTGTCCGGGCTGTAGACACATAATTCTATCCATTGCATCTGCGGAAGCAGCTGATTCACATTGATCAGGAGCATGTCCAGGTAGACGTTTGTAAATTGGGGCACATCCAGGACCTGTTTCAAAATCAATACGACGAGCAACAGGGGGAGAAGAATATACGGCTGGAGGCGATCTTACTAGCCTAGGAGGTCCTTCAGGTGGAGATGGCATGAAATCTCGAGGCAAAGATGGAGGTCCTCCAAGTGCAATTGAACCTGGAAGTGCAGGTCTTGCAGGCGTTTCCGGAGTCGGTTGACCTCCTCGTTTTTGTCTGCGTGATTTTCGTGATGGCATTATTATTATATATTTTGTTTTTTAGTACGGTCCCAATTGGATTCGAACCAACGACTTTCCGGTTAACAGCCAGACGCTCTAACCAACTGAGCTATGAGACCAATGGTGCACCTTTCGGGAATCGAACCCAAGTCAAGACCTTGGAAGGGTCCCATTCTACCACTAAACTAAGGGTGCTTGAATCTCGCGACCCGGATTTGAACCAGGGACCTACGGAACTTTGTTGAGCTTCTGTCAGCTACAGTCCGCCGCTCTACCACTGAGCTATCACGAGTTATTTGATTGCTGTTTTTGTTTTTTAAAGATTTTAACGAGAGCATACGCTCTACTTAAAATACTCATGTGCAGCGTAAATACTTTATAGCAAACAAACAAATGTCAGGAAACCCGCCAGCACTTGACTTACCTGTGTATGAAGTTGGAAAAGCTCCTTGGACCCCTGCTGCCAAAGAAATGGAGAAAAGGCTTCGTGAACGGCTTTCTGCTCCACCAAAGAATCCAAGCGGTAAGGGCAGGAAGACACGTCGTCACCATCGTCGTGGAAAGAAATCTAAATACACTCGTCGTAGATAAATAATGCAACGTTCTAATTTTGAAGAGATGGCTAGTTATTTGAGAAACATACGTCCCCCAAATGACTATGTCGAATTTGATAGACTTGTTCGACTTGTTTTGTTTTGGTATGATACACACCGAATTAAAGAACCACAAGTCTTTTTAGAGCAGGAAGGAAAAGAATATCAAGCGTTTGTTGGTTATTTAACTTTAGAACTAGGGTATCCGCCAGTTTTAACAAAGGATTTCGTTTCATCTATGCTGAATTTTGCACGTTCTACACGTTGACCACCTACAACTGGGGGGACAGTAGCTACCTCGGGAACATAACCAACTTTTAGTTTTTTCCAATCCATTTATTACTATCTATTAATAATTAATGGATGCATTATTCGGTGAGCATCTCTTTGCAGACATAATACATGATTTTCCTAAATTTACAGGACCATTTTACAACATTGGAGGGGAGAAAGCTCCCAAATCTGATTATTCAGAAAATGAAACAAGTAACCGGTTACTAGGTATAGCAGCAGCTAATCCTGCATTTGCTGCAAGATTAAACCAAAAAATAGTGTTTACTATTCCGAAAACAACATCAACATTTCAAAAAACAGAACCACCGTTGATTTTTCAAGGAGGTAATCAAGATGTTGGTATAGTCCAAGATGCCGGTGAATATATAACAGATTTTTTGGGTGCTAAAAATGTTATAACGTTTGGGAGCATTTTAGATCCTGCGCCAAAACCGATAGGCGTAGATAAGAATGCGATATGGTATGATGTAGGAGTTGCCCAAAATGTTACAATACCACTGACAGAATTTGGATTTGATCCTGCATATATACAATCTATTAGTATCGGAAATTTACGTGGAGGAGGTACTGTAAGCGCTGTATTCAATCTCATAGATAGAACTAGTTGGGACGCAGTGAGGATGACGATGGTTACGCGAGAAAATCCTCCATCAGGTAACAAACCAATCAACAACACCAAAGTAGAGGTATCTGGATTTTTCACAAGTATCGAAGGTGCAAATTTAAAGGCACAGTTCCCCTCTGGACAGAATCCAGTACTGTTCAACATAGGTAAGACATTAGGTGATGTAATGCTGGTTGCGTCGATTATGCCAAGTTTCAATGGTGGGTCAATAAACAACGAATTTTTGCAAGTAGGAGGTACATGGAAAATGTTCAAAAATGGCGAGGCAGTCACAACAGATGTTCCACAAATTTTGGTTCTTAAAACAGGTGATATCTTAAACCATGCAAGAGCAATCTTAAAAAACGTTCCTTCCATATTGGAGAGACAAGCAGGTGCTGGAAGAGTTGTTAAACAATATGAATTTGTGCCTGGGAATGCAGATCCAGCTGCCATTTATGCATCATTTCGAAACGGGTATACAAAACTGGTTAATGATGTAAATCAATTATATGGTACATTGATTGATAGTTTCACAGAATGCGTTTCTTCCGTCGGACTGCTTAACCCTGGACGTTCAAACTTCTCTGGAACAGGAGATGTAGTAACTACCGAAGGTGGTCGTCGGCGTGCTGCAGCTATCATTGAAAGAATTACTAACAACTTGGGTGTATTGCGCGATAGAGTTGCCGATTATTACACAAAACGTCGAACAACTGCTCTTTCTTTGACAGCAGCTCAAAATGATAAAATACGTGATCTTTATGAGATCGACCTAGCTTCTTTCAAATTCTTTGTACCTCAGACGCTTCAAGTGTTTGATACACGTAAAAACGTTATGAAAACCAAAATAATTGTGGCACAGCTTCCAAAAGGTGCAACAGTACTATTACCAGTAGGTTCTTTGATCGAGATCAGTATGTGGAACACATTTACAAAATTAGATGCTAGTAGATCAACTACTCTGGATGAGCTATTTCTCGAGATTGCTAACACTGATCTTAATAAGAAGTTTTTTGCAAGAGTTCCCGCACCAGCACCAGCACCAGCACCAGCACCAGCACCGCCAGTGCCCACTACTGGCGATACTGAAGAAATTAAAGTGATTTCTGAACCCATTACGACCCTAATATCAACCATGAAAAATGAGGTAGAAAAATCCCCCGATGCTGCGGTAAACATTCCAAGTATCGAGACATTTATTGGACCACTGGGTGCAACAGAAGCAATAGGCAATGTTGCAGTTGAACTTCCGGCAGATCGTGAAAATGTTGAAGGCGGAGGGACACATGGAGGTGCTACACCTAGAAAAATAATACTACACCCTGAGTTTAGGAGTGAACTTTATAAAATGTGGGGATGGGGATCTCCTCCGTTACAATATGAAACTATACCTGAAACACTATATTTATTTCTGCGATATCTTTACAATTTTGAAGTAACTGATGCAGCAGCAGGCATTAAATCCGCCTATTTCAGAACAAAATCCCCGCTTGTTGCATTCGGCTGTGCAATTGATGTATGCGAGTTAGGATTGTCTTCGGAACATTATAAGTTGATACTCGACGTAGATTTACTTGTTCAGCTTATAAGTGACTTAAAATCTATCGCAGCAAAGTTCAATATAGCCCCTGCGCCAAAAACGTGGGGACAAATTAGTCTTCCAACGTTTGCATCTGTTCTAATATTTAATGCATTTACAAGCTATATAAACTCACAAAATGCTCAGGTAATTCAGATCTCAAAAGATGAGCTAATTGAGGATCCAAATGAACTATCGAATTATTATGATAAAATGGAAGACGAATTTGTAGCGCAAACAGTTGCCTATCTCAGACTCACACGGAGACCACGTGCAGGCAATAGAAAAACACGAAAACTAAAAATTAAACCCAAAGCACACAAAACGAACCGCAGACAAACTTACGTATAATTCATGTTATAATAAGAACAATGTCCGATACTATTATAGGAGTTCAATTCGGCATCACCAGCCCCGATGAAATTCTACGACGCAGTGTTGTCGAAGTCATCACAGATAAGACATATCAAGGAAATAATCCTGTACCCGGCGGTGTATTTGATTCCAGACTGGGTGTCATCGACTCTGGTAAGATTTGCCCTACCTGCAAGCACACAAATATGAAATGTCAAGGACACTTTGGACACATCTCTCTTGCAAGACCTGTCTATCTCTATCAATTTCTTGAATACGTTGAAAAGATCCTCTATTGCGTATGCTTGAACTGCTCAAACCTCTACATCTCAAAGAATGCAGAGGATATTGCTGAACTCACTAAAAGCCCTCTCGAGGGTATTGCACGTTTAAGCAACATTCGTGCAGAGACTGTCGAGTGGAAAGGAAAGGCAGCAAAGGCAGCAAAAGGAGGTGTTGTTCCCTGTGTAACATGTGGAACATCCGTTCTCAAGAAAGTTGAAAAGATTCTGGGCTCTGTTTGCAGTCTTCAAAGTGCTGTTCTTGGCGGAGAGGAATCATTGGTTCCTATCCAACCCGAGATGGTTCTCAGATGCTTTCAACGCATGAGCAATGATGTCATCCGCAGTCTCGGGTTCAGTCCCAAGTATTCCCATCCCGCTTGGATGGTCTGTACCGTTCTAGCAGTCCCTCCTCTGACTGTTCGACCCCCTGTTGTGATGGACGACAATCAACGAATGGATGATGATCTTTCTCATAAATTGATCGATATCGTTCGTGCAAATCAAAAGCTTCGCGAACAGATCGATAAGGGTCAGCCAAAGGAATACATTGAACAGCATACCAATCATTTGGAGTTCCATGTTGCAACCTATGTCGACAATGACATCAAGGGTATTCCTCCATCTGCACAACGTTCTGGTCGTCCTCTCAAGACGCTCAAATCGCGTATGGGTGCAAAAACTGGTCGCGTTCGAGGCAACTTGATGGGAAAGCGTGTTGATTTCAGTGCTCGTTCTGTGATTACTCCAGATGCGAATATTGATGTTGATGAGCTTGGTGTCCCTATTGAAATTGCTACAAATCTGACCAAGCCCGAGATTGTCACACCGTACAATCGTGATCGCCTATTGATGTACATTCGCAATGGTCCTGCGAAACATCCTGGTGCAAAATCTGTGTATATCAAGAGCGATAAGCGTTCGATTTCTCTAAAGTACATTCATGCAGACATGATTGAACTCAACGAAGGAGATATTGTTCATCGTCATCTGATCGATGGTGATCATGTTCTCTTTAACCGACAACCCTCTCTACACAAGGGTTCAATGGAATGTCATCGTGTTAAGGTTCTGCCGTATTCGACATTTCGTTTGAATGTATCGGCAACCAAACCCTATAACGCTGATTTTGATGGAGACGAGATGAACATGCACGTGCCTCAGTCGATCGCAGCTGAGACGGAACTATCTAATCTTGCGAGTTTAAAGCGCTTGATTGTATCTCCTCGTCTGAATGCACCTATCATTCAGATGGTCCAAGATACTTTGACCGGTGCTTACCGTATTTCAAATCCTAATGTTCGAGTTCACGAACAAGCAGCTATGAACATGCTTAGTCGTATTCGGAGACCGTTGAGTGCCTTTAAAATGTTGAATGAGGCACATTTGGGAACAGATGTCATTTCCGCTGTATTCCCATTGATGACCTTTAATGAAAAGATCAAGCTGGAAAATGGTAAACTTGTGAAAGGACTCCTGAATAAGGGTGCATTTAACACTCCTTCTGAAGGTATTCTTCATGTCATCTTTAATGATCTTGGTCCTGATCGTTGTGCACAGTTCATCAACGAAGTACAGTCCATTGTAACCAAGTTTAATCTGCACACTGGATTCTCTACGGGTGCTTCTGATCTTATCTCAAATAAAGAGACTCTTGACTATGTTGAGACCACTCTTGCAGATGGTCGTCGACGAGTCCAAGAGATTATCACAGACGTTCATGCTGGACGCTTTGTCAATATCTCTGGTCGTACAGATGGTGCTGAACTTGAAAATCAGATCATGAACACTCTCAAGGATATCAGTGCAAAAATCACTTCAAAGGTATCTGATTCTCTACCTGCTTCGAATCGTCTTCTTCAGATGGTAAAGGCGGGTGCAAAGGGTGATAACTTGAACATCACACAGATGATGGCTCTTCTGGGTCAACAGATTGTTGATGGCAAGCGTATTCAGTTTACTCTTCCCGACCGTACCCTGCCTCATTTCAGTAAGTTTGATGACTCTGCTGAAGCACGTGGATTTGTCGAGAGCTCATTCGTTAAGGGTTTGAGACCTGCAGAATACTTCTTCCACGCTATGGGCGGTCGTGAAGGATTGATTGATACCGCCGTAAAGACATCAGACACTGGTTATATTCAGCGTCGTATGATGAAGACGATGGAAGATTTGCATGTTGAATATGACGGTACTGTTCGCAATAACTCAGGTGTCGTTATTCAATATTGCTATGGTGAAGATGGCATTGATTCCACTGCTGTTGAGTCACAGAATATTGAACTTCCTACCATGTCGATGGAAGACATCTACAAGATGTTTGCACTATCTGTTGATGAAGTAACTCCTCTACTTACGGAATCAGTAACTGAAGCACCTGATATGGTGGATCAGATCATTGCCGATCGTCAGATGCTTGTAGACACGGTGTTTAGGTACGCTCGCAAAGAAAGTGTTCTCGCTCCAGTACACCTAAAGAGACTTATTAATCGTTTCAAGAATCCTTACTCTACCAAGACTGATCTTCTGCCTTCATATGTTGCCGAACAGCTTGATGGTCTTGTGCGCGAACCTCGAATTGCACCCAACCGACTGTTTGCATCTCTTGTTCGTTTCTATCTTGCTCCTCGTCGTTGTATCATCGAGTATCGTTTCACCAAAGACATCTTTGATGAGATTGTACGTGAGATTCGTTTCAGATATATCAAGAGTTGTGTGCACTCTGGTGAGATGGTAGGTGCTTTGGCTGCACAGTCTATTGGTGAACCTACTACACAGTTGACGTTGAATACTTTCCACTCAGCTGGTACTGTAAAGGCTGGTGCAACTCAAGGTGTTCCTCGTATTAAGGAACTACTGGATGTTGCAACGACTCTCAAGAATCCTTTGAACTTTGTATACCTTGAACCTAACGTATCTGCAAGTCTGGATCAAGCCATCATGGTTCAACGTGAAATTCAGAAGACAACATTGCGCGATATTACCAAGCATGTCAGGATGTACTACGATCCTTATCCGCTTGAGACCAAATCAGTTGTAGGCGATGATCAAGACATTCTGCGATCATTCCAAGCATTCTCGCTTGGTAAGCCCGACTGTTCATCTCCTTGGATTTTGAGGCTTGAGTTTGATGATACTGAAATGGCTGCAAGAAACACGCAAGACATGGTGATGATTGAGACTGCAATCATGAATAGCGGTCTTCGTATTCTTCAGTGTGTGCATTCAGATTCTAACTCTGCAAAGATGGTTATGCGTATTGTGTTCGAGTCTGGTGTTGTCTCGAACATGTTGTCTCTTCGTTTCATGGAAGATAAGGTACTTGATATTGTGATTGCAGGTGCTTCAGGAGTCGGTCGTGTATATCCTCGCAAGGTTGAGAAGGAATTGATTTGGGATGAATCCGTTGCAGGATATGCATGCAAGACGCAGTATGTTCTGGATGTTGAGGGATCAAATATGTTTGAACTGATGGGTTTCAAGAATGTAGACAAGACCAAGATCTTCTCGAATGATATCCACGAGGTACTGGAAGTATTTGGTATTGAAACTGCTCGTCAGGCAATGTTGGATGAATTCAATGAGGCGTTCACAGATGCGTATGTGAACTATCATCACATGTCTGTATTGTTGGATTCGATCACATATCAGGGACGTTTGTTGTCTGCGAATCGATTTGGTATGAAGAAACAAGAAACTGGCGTCCTTGCGAAGTCGACGTTTGAAGAGACATCAAAGACTCTATTCAATGCTGCGGTATCTGCGGAGTTTGATGACATGAGCGGAGTATCTGCAAATATCATCTTCGGTCAGAAGCCTCCTGCGGGTACTGGATTTGTAGAGTTGATGCTTGATGAAACTCGTCTTCCTGAAGGCAACGATGAAGAGATTGATACAACGCTTGATAGAGCGAATCAGATTGTTGAAAAGGTTACACCTGCGGATGAGACTGGAGAATGTAAGATGGAAGACATTTTAATGGAGTGGTAGATGAACATAAAATGGAGAAACCACAATACGGTCATCAGGTTTTTTTCGATGAAGTTCGGGTATTGGATGAACGTAAGACTCCTAAAACTGAAATTCGATATGTAGAAACAAAGTCTTTTGGAAATATACTTTTTATGGACGGAGAAGTCCAATTGTCAACAATGGATGAGCATCGATATCACGAAACACTTGTTCATCCATTGATGTGTAGAACGATTCGAGATTCCGAATTGAATGTATTGGTCATTGGCGGTGGAGATGGATGTGCTGTCCGTGAGATTCTCAAATGGGGGAAGGTTGTGGGTTCGGTTACTGTTGTAGATTATGATGATGAGTTTGTTCATGAGTATGGTATGGACCGTCTTTCAACCGTAAACAATAAAGCGTTTCATGATCTGCGAGTTTCTTACGTATGTGAGGATGCCGTACATTTCTTGGAACGGACAAAATTTAAATTTGATGTTATTTTCATCGATCTTCCTGATCCAGATGGACATGAAATGGTTGAATTGTACACCAAAGTTATAAATCTTGCAATTGAAAGGTATAAGATTGGTATTTCTATGCATGTGGGTCCTGCAATGATTGATCCTGAGAGTCCTCAGAGACAAATCATCACACAGTTTAAGAAGTTGTTGCAAGAGAAAAACAACCATGTAAAAATGGGAACATGTTATGTTCCTTCGTTCAGTAATGATTGGGCGTTTTTGTATTCGATTCCGCGTATGGTAACAGATTATCGTCCAAACTCATCAGAGGTATCTGCTAAATGTAAATATTGGGATTTTGAAGCAGACAATGAATTTGATATCCCAAAGGATTTAATGCTTTCGTGAGCCCCTACGACGACCAGCCTTCTTGGTCATCTTCCTGCTCTTTCGGCGACGACCACCAGAGGCAGCCTCGGGGTTAGCGCCCTCCCATTGAACAGCAGGGAAAGCAGGGTTGCGAGCAGCACCATCCGCTAAAGGAGAATCAGTGTACGGTCCACCCGCGAATGAGTAAAGTTGTCCTCCCTTGTGCTTCCTAGTGCGGCGCCTCTTTCCGCCCGCAACAGTGCCCTTGCCCATAAGTTGACCACCGGTCAGAGGGGCAGGGACAGACTCGGTGGCATCACCAGCAGCCTCGACGTCCGCACCACCCTTCCATGTCTTTTTAGCAGCTTTCATAGCGTCGCCAAGAGACATACCCGCTTTCTTGTGCTTCATAACGTGTTTAATCCATGCAGATCGCTTTCCTCCGTCCATTTGTATTCTGAAAAAGATTTTTAAACGCTACCAACCGTAAAATCAAACAGCGGCGTCTGCATACGCTTCGGCTGGAATGAAACATTTGGATCTTGAACCGGCGGCGCTTTGTATTTGACAGGTTTGTATCGTAGCTCTTCAGGTTTCAGAACAAATGAATTCTCTCCAAACTTTCCGACGTATACTTCCATACCGTCATCGATACTACCATAATTCATCAAGACCCACTGGCAACCGTATGTGAAGCATATTTCAGGATTCTTGTTTGTAATGTTTGTGTTTGTCATATCAGGTACAACTAGCGTTATATTGCGCCTGTTGTAATTGATAAGCTCTTCGTAATCATAGGTTTGCGATACCTGTGTATACGTGAGCCTTCGACACAAACTAGATGACCATGAAAGGTTCACAAGCTCATCCATACCATTTCCTTTATGTTTTTCACCACTCACGATGATGAGTCTCCCTAAAAGATTACAAGCAGGTTCAAGTGCAAGATTCTTACGCTGATAACTGTAAGATGAATCTAACATAAACTTGCGAAGCGTATTTTTGAGAATATCTGCACACTTATTGATGACTAGGTTATCTTCAGTATGGAACACCAAACTCAAAATAAATGGAGATGGTGTTTTGAAAGCAGAGTTACCAACCACGATACAGCATTCTTCAAAACCAATAGTGTTATACGTGAGCATTTTCTTCGTCTTTTCATCAGCTATTCCAACGACTGGATTCTTGTCTACATCGTACACGTGAAGTTCGACAATACGTGCACCACCTTCAATCACTTTTGAGATTGAGGCTGCAGATACATAATCATAGACTGTTTTTCCACCTAGAACAGAGTATGCTGAACCGGCGACAGTGTAATCGGTTAACAGTTTATCAGATGGACAAGTGAGTGGTGCAGGTTTTACAACATCAGCGTATACACCCAGTTTACGAGCAATTGTCTCATCGGGAGGTGCAGCTTGACCTGTTGCTTTCAAGTAAAAATAGACGGTCAGAGACACCCCCAAAAAGAATATTGATGCCAACAGAAAGTACATAATAAGTGCCCTCGTTTCCATTGTCTTATGCAACTTTGAAAAACATAGGACGCATCATCGCAACTACATCATCAGGTACAACCTCTTGCATTGGAATGTCAAACAATGAACAGTGAATGAAATACAAACAGTACATACCGCATTGTGCGTTTTTGTATTGATGTCGAACCTTGTTGTACCTCAATCGCATCTTCGGGAATTGAGAAGACCACCTGTCCATCAGGCGTTTGATTTCTGGTTCAGGTTTCTGTGCATACGAGTCGAAATACGTCATCTGAGGATATTCGAGTTCGTCTCTAAAATCACAGAATGCAGCGACCCAATGTTCTCCAGGTCCAGTTGACACATCTGTATTAAAAATAATACCTGCACGGCGATAACCTTTCTTATATAAATCGGGTAGATCAATGCTACACAATGCCGACACTAAACATTTTCCTGTTTCAGAATGTGTATCAAAATCGATAGGAACAGTCCCTACGAAAAAGTAATCGGGTATGAGTTTCATGTATCCTTTCTGACATTCGTCAATGTCGTCCGATGATAACCATTCTTCAGAGTTCACTTTCCATGACATTGGTGCAGCTGGTTTCTCAATCAAATTTCGAACAATACATTCGGGTGTAGAAGACTTGCATGCTTCTTTAAGTCGGTGTGTAATTTCTTTCCAAATATCTCCCTTTTTAGGTATTGGTTTCTCATGCGGATGCTCTTTATTGTAAGCAACACGCAGAGCTTCCAAATCGCGCGTATCCATATTGTTAAAAACGGATGTCTTTTTATGGATAGGAAAGCAATATCAAAAATGTCATCTGCAAAGACTGAACTCGTTCAATGCGTACGTAAATACAGGACACTCGATGATAAGTTGAAGGAGCTGAACAAAGAAGTGTACAAGCTTCGTGAAGATAGAAAGATTATTGAGCTGGAAATGTCTGATCTACTAAAGGTTGCACAGTTCGCAACGATCAATAAACTAGAGATTAATGATGATAAATCAGTCATCAAAATTCAGCGTCCAGATATGTGGTCAAAGCCTTGGTCGTTGTCGTCAAAGGATTTGAAACAGTATTTGGAAGAGTATTTCAGGACTTCCGGTGTTCATAATGCAGAAGGTGCACATGCGTACATTGTAGATAAACGTAAGAGTGAACTTGTTTCAACCGAGTTTGGATTTAACAGAGTGTCTGCAGTCGAAGAAGACTAAATAGTAATCCCTCTATTAATGTTTTTTCATTCTATATCAATAATGAAACATAAAGGAGGCTGCGCATGCTCAGGTGGTCGCAGGCACACGCGTAAACATCGCAAACATGTAAAAAAGGGTGGTTCTATGGTGGGTGATGCTATTTTAGCGGGTACTGCTATGGGACTTTATTCGTATTTTAAGAAGAGGGGGGGCACTCGGAAGGGGTCTGGGCGCCGTCTTCCTGTTCGAAAGACTCGCAAAGGATTGGTGTAATACTCGTTAGAACAACCCCAGTATCAAGGGTGAGCTTGTCATTCAGAAGAGTTTCAAGCTGAGCCATATCTAACTTACTTGGAGTTACAGGACTATCATCTCCAAGACTTCCTACACGACCACGAACTCGTCGAGGGGCATCAGGGCATTTCATTGGAGTATTGCAGACGGGAGTCGCACACAGTTCAATCTTCTTGATAGGAATAATCAACTTCTTCTCCTTCAGCTTATCGTAGATAGCATCAAGAGTGTATTCCTCCTCGTCCTCATCAAGATCAAGTAGTTCCCAGAGTTGTTCATCATAGTTTAGAAACTTTCCAACCATACCTGAATTCTTTTTAATATCATTTGTTACCATTTTTTGAATAGA